ATGTTTGTACTGAGTGAGCCCATGACTTTGTTCTTTTCTTTGGATTCACATTTGGCATCTTAGTTTCTTTCTTTGGTTTCACTTCAACAACCATAGTTCTTTTCTTTCCTTGCTTGTCAACATATTTTAGAAAGAAGTCTGGGAAATAACGATGAACACGATTGTCTACTGGAGAACGATATGGAATCCAAAATTCTTCTGACTGCCATTCACTTACCGTCTCATTCAAATCACAGTAATTCATAAATTTTCTTTCCCACAAAGACCTATAAATAATATTTCGGGGATCCCCTTTATACTTTTTCGGGTATCTTGGGTAATATTTTCCTTTATATGACATACATATATTATCAGGATCAATTTAAAAACTATTTAGATGGCAATAAAATCGGAAGACTTATACTTAAGTATACCAAATGCGAGTCCAATATTTTCAAAACTTGCGATATCAACTCAATTCAAGGTATCGTTAGATCTTGTTCGTAGAACTCAGGTTGGAGAGAATGTAGGACTATATGAATACTTAACTAACTGTGGTTTGTTTGTTGATACAAATTCCACAAGTCAGAAGTATGATTTCTTATGCTCTCAAGCATCTTTGCCTGGTTCTAACTTTAATATTTCAGAAGAGATGGGAAGTCGTCAGGGAATGACAGAGAGATTTGCATCAAGAAGAATCTATAATGAATTTGATTTAACTTTTTATATTGATAATGATTATAATGTATTGCGTATGTTTGAAGAATGGATGAATTATATTAATCCAGTTTATGATGGAACAGTTGGTAGATATGATGGAGCAGAATCAAGTCAGTTAAACGCATATCAAGATCGAAATACATATTCAAGATTTAGATATCCAGATGACTACCGAAGAAAAATACAGATTACCAAATTTGAAAGAGATTTTTTACAGAATCCAAATGATAAGAATAATACATTTAAGAATATGCCTTTATTGACATATCATTTTATTGATACTTTTCCAGTCAATCTTAATGCTGTTCCAATGTCTTATGATGGTAGTACATTTTTACAAGTCACGGTTTCTTTTACTTACCTAAGACACACGATTGAAAAACATGGTAATGTACAGCAATCAGTGAGAGAAAAACTTTCAAATAGTAATCAAACAATTCAAGTAAATCCTCTTAGACCAAGAGCAGTTGGAAGAGAGATAGCACCTAGTTCTAGCAGTTCTATTCCAGATGTTCCAGTCGGTTATATAAGTGGTAAACCATATTATGGGCCATATCACGAACATATGGGTGTGAAGATGGTTGGTGAAAGGCATGCTCCTTATCCACATGCTATAGTATATGATACTCTTGTAGAAAGTTTATCTCCTGATAGTATAATTGTTGGTGATCCAGTTGTGGAAACAAATCCTACCACAGAAACACAAACTGCTGCAGGTGAGGGAACATCTCAAACAACTCAAACAACTGAGTCTAGTGGAGGTGGAACAACTACAACTGAAACCACAACAAC